GCTTTTGGTTCATAATCAACGCCAGGGTCAACACCAATAGAACCGGGAGTTACGGTGGATTTCTTGACACCATTAAGAATGTCTTTAAGTGATTTAGGCATCGTCTTGGTATTCCTCTGGTTCTTGGTTTCCAAACATTGACTGAGCCACCTGAAGCTTTGTATCATCGATAGCTGCTTCAATCTTACTTGCGATAATCGAATTAAAAGCTTGTTGAAATTCGATTGGTTTTTGCCCGGAACTAAAGTTGATTAGGTCAGAAACTCTATATTCAATATCAGTCATGTTTTATTTATCCTTATTTATTTTTTGCAACAATGAGAACTGAAGAACGATATTCTTTTTCTTCCTGTGGTGAACGAGATTTTTTGGCACCCAGTAATCTCACTTTTGCCTTTGCATTGCTTATTTTTGATTTTTTTTGGTCTGTAGCGGGGGTAACGTCAGTGTCTTCATCGGATGCTAAAGGTTCCACACCAGGATTTTCTTCATTACCAGCAACAGCTTCATCGTTTTGATCGTCGCCATCTTGAGGTGTCATAGCATAACGAGGATCGGTTGCTTCTTCGTCACATTCTGCGTTCATTTCTTCGATATCATCATCTGACTGGTGAAGAACATTTTTACGCGCCCAAGTATGCGAATAATATTTGCCGATAAGACCTGATTGTTCCATCTGAGTAAACAAATTGGTTCTATTTTCTAGAATTTCAGCATCTTTCAATTCAGTGAAGTAATTATCCTTGGCAAAATCGTATTTCACATCCGGAACAATATTAGACCAATCTTCTAGAGACATAACTCCCTTAAGAACCAGTTGTTTTTCTAGAAGTGATGAGAACAAAACAGCAAAGCGGCCACGGAGTCTTGAAATAAAACGAGCGAACTTCAATTCGTCTCTGGTAACTTCTGTAGCACGACCCAGCGAGAACAACGCATCGGAATTTAAGCGATTGACAGGAACATTAAGTGTTTGCAATAATTTTTTCTGGAAGTATAAAACGTCATCCATTTCGCCTAAAGTTTGACCGCCTGGGAGTGTTGTAACTTCGGTTCCTTTACCACCTTCACGACGTGGCAACCAGTAATCTTCAAGCATAGTCATGAACTTACGATCATCACGAACTTCGCCAGTTGCACCATCATAAATTAGACGATTTTTATGCTTGGTCATAATGTCACGGACGTATTGTTCCGCTTTCATCTTAGGTAAGTTACCAACGTCGATATACCAAATTCTACGTTCAGGTGCGCGAGCCAAACGATAAATTACTAAAGCATCTTCCAAAGTTCTAAGTTGATTTAAAGCTTTAATGGATTTATGAAGATAAGAAAGAACCATCGTCCCTTGGTTATCTGTCAATCCGGAAGTAACATGAACAACAGCGTCTTTAGCAATTCTAAGCCCTGATGTTGTAGGCCCGACAGTTTTATTACCGTAATTGAATCCTTTATCGTTAAACATAAAGTATTCGTTTTGAGTCTTTAAGATAACAGCTTCACCTGCATCAGAGCCACCCTGAGCCTTTTTCTTGGATACTTCACGGACCTTACGGATTTTTCTAGGATCAACATATCGTAGTTCCTTGATCCCGTCTTTTGTATGTTTTTCATCAATCATTACGTGGTAGTAAAGTCTACCATCAATATACCAGCGACGATAAATTTCATATGCTCTATTCTGGAAATTCAGCAGATTAAGAACATTAGAAAATTCATCACGAATAGCTTTTTTAACTTTGTCTGTGATTTCTACATTATCGAGAATGATACTAACAATATTATCTTCATCAATAGACATAGTTTCGTTAACGATTTCATCCACAGCCGCATCAATTTCCGGCTGTAGGGACATTTCACGATATTTTGTTACAAGTTCGGCTTCAGTTCTTACAGTTCCATCAAGGTCAATATACGTTCCATACGAAGCAGCCGCAGCAATAACAACTGCACCATCATCTTGCTCTTTTGGGGCAAATGATGGTGCAATATCAAGCTCTTGCGCTTTTCTTTTAAATTCGAAACCAAAAAGTGTCGCCATACTTAAATTTACTCCAAAGCGGGGAGGTAAAATTCAATACCTCCCCTAAACAATTATATATTAAATACCAGCTACCGCAACACCAACTGAAGTGCCTTGTCCTGGCAATGGAATCCAGTAATCATAAGCAAACGTTACATTGAAAGTCTGTAGAGCGTCTGTGCTATTCCAATCAACGCTCATTTCAGATACGCTCAAAGGAAACATTCCGAAGAATTGATATTGTTTAATTGGTGGTGAAGAAGTGGATGACAAATTAACACCAGGCCCGCCAGTGTTTATATTAAAATTAACACCAACCGCCCCAGTGTTTATATCAATTCCACTACCGGAAGCATTACCACCTTTGGCATACTGTGAAACCTGGGCAGTTGACTTATACTGGTTTGCAATAAAACTTCCGTCAGTTTGATTTGCTACGATGTTGTTCATGAGATTTGACCAAGCTTCGAAAGCGTCTCTAACCAAGAAGTCTTCGTCGTTCATAATTGTTACTGACCAATTATCAAACGTTCTATCGCCAACCAACTTAATTTTACGACCAAAATAAGGAACTTCGATCATACCCGAACTTGCGGCAGGAATTGAAGTAGCTGAACAAGTTAAATTCAGCTTTCTTTCAATATTTGTTCCGTTACCGCCAACTGCGGGTGGAATATGAATGTTTACATCGAACAGAGTGGGACGAGCACCACCCTGTGATAGACCACCCTGAAGAAAATTACTAACATTAAAAGCCATTTTTGTTACTCCTATTTTTATCTATTTATATTAGAAACGACCGACTACTGTTGAGAAATCGACGCCGCTTCTGACAGCAACAAAGTTTAGCTGGATGAAGTTGATCGAACGATTTGGCTTAATGTAAATGTCACCAACGAATTGATTTGCATTGATAACAGCAGAGGTATTGTTTGTAGCATCGCACACAACAAGGAAGTCTGTGATACCACGAAGCGCCTGCACTTGTGATAGATAAGGAGTAATCAGGTTTCTGAATTGTGCTCTTGTGAAATCGTCATTGAATTCAAAGAGAGAATATTGAGCAGCCTGCGCAATAGCCTTTTCAATAACAATGAACAATCTACGAACATTGATACGATCAAATGCAGAAGGCTTAACAGTGAATGTTTTATCACCATAAAGAACTGTGCCTTGACCTGGGAATGATACTAGAGGATTGATTGCGTTTGAATAAAGCACGTCACGAGAAGCTTGGTTTGGATTCCAACGTAGTTTTACAATGTTTTTGATCTGACCACGATTGAAACCGGCAGGAGACCACCAAGAATTGTTGGTTACGTCAGTTCTTGCGCATAGACCAGCAACGTCACCATTTGTTGGAATGTAACGATAAACGTCATTATAACGATCATACATCTGCTTATAACCAGAATCGACTACGGCATAAGTTGAAGTATGCAAAGCGTTGGTTGCCCAATTAACAAGACTTACTGCTTCTGCTCCTGGGTTGGAAGTTACGATTCCTTGGTCTGGTGTAACGAAAACAACACAGTCTTTTCTTACTTCACCAATGTTATCAATCAAGAAGTTACCAAGCTGGAAATTATTAAGTGCCTGACCGTTTACTGTAACAGTTCCACCAATTGGCTTTCCTTGAAGAACCAGAGAAATAGGCAGAGTTTGCTTGTCTGCAAATAAGCTATAACCAGTTGCGAGAGTTGCCAAAGGAACTGTTGTTTCTGTGTAACCATCATTACCAGCAACAAAACGCTGATTATATGCGGTAGTGTTTGTTGAAGTTGCGATATTTACTGCGGTATTTGATAAAGCATTAGCGCGATCATTAGCCCACCAAACATACTTTGATGTATTGTTGATTACGGTCTTGTAATAGATTGAAGCACCATCTGCACTCTGAGCATCAGTAGCACGAGAAACGTTAGGGAATACTTCAAGAATTGTGTTAGGAGTTCCGGTGAACAAACCACCAGCGTCAACAACTACAGCATGAAGTGTATCGATTGCGGTAGTGTTACCGAAATTTGTATTCCAATAAGAAGATGCTGGTGCTGCTGAAACTGCTGACGCAAATTCCCATTTACGGCTGAGACCAGTTGCGCTATTAGCAACAAAAGGAGTTGCAAGAGCAAAAGGAGTTGTAAAATTGATAGTAAGAGCAGCAGCGGAAACAGTGCCGATATTGGAAATCTTCATCGCCTGAGTTCCGACTGATGAATTACCAACCGTAATAACGTCACCAACAGACAAATTGTTTGTAATTACTGATGCAACCCAAGTGTTGGCGTTGGTATCTAGTAATGAAGTATTTTGTGAGAATACAGCAGAGTTTGAACCAATTGCGAATGTGAATGTTGCGTTACAAGATTGGTTTGCTGTATTGACCATAGAAACGTTTGACGCATACACACTAGCAGTATCGCAAACACTAATGCGAAGTGAACTACCGAGCGCACCAGGATACTTTGCAACATATTGAACGGCACTATCAAAAGATGCTGTATTAT